GAATGAATTTTAAATCATTCTTAAATGGTAATTCTTTTTCAATTACCTTAACCAAACCAACATTAGTAAGATTTTTAATTGAGCGGCTCTTACCACTTCCGCTTTTGCCTAAAACTAATACAGGAACTCCCATTTATTTAACCTCCCTTTCCTTATAGTATTTACAAAATTTACAACAGTTGCAGTAATCTTGGCATTTTCTATGTTCACCTTCACGGTAAACAATTTCACCAATACCACCTAATTTATTAACCACATAATCCTTGGCTTCTTGTTCAGAATCAAATACTCTATCTGCTCTGGCTTGACCTATCTTCTTATATACAGCCCATTTGTCACCAGTATACCAAGTGTCTCCACAATCAGGTAAATCATCATCAGATACATTACTCAATTTAACCAAATCAACAAATCTCTTATAAATGAAATTTTCGATGTCTTCCATATCTTGTGTAGTGATTTTATATTCCCAAGTATATACAGGGCTTTCTGGATAATCAGTGCCTTTAAGTCTCTTATCTCTTGCAGTCCAATCTTTAAGTATAGCGTGAAATTTAAGCGTTCCAACATATTTCAATTGTTTTCTTAATAACCAAGCATATATTAAACCTTGTTTCTTCCAGTCTTCAAAATCACTATACATCACTTTCCATACAGTGGCAGTTTTATAATCAACAAGTGTAGTATTAGCTTCATCATATAAATCACATTTACCAGTTAGAAACCAACCTGGTATGATTTCTTGCTTCATATACATTTCTGCAAATCCAGTCTTATCAAACTTCTCTATTAAACTATGTGTCGCTGTGCCTAAAACAAGATTAACCATATCAGATACATCTTGTTCCATTTCATTATCGTGTCTTCTAGTCAAAAGTATTTCCCTGTCGTTCATCAAAAGTGTTGTCGCTGAAAAACTATCACTCGCTGGTTTAAATTGTGAATCTTTAACTAAATCAACAAGTGCTTGTGGTAAATTAAACTTGTTCGTTATATTCATTTAATGCCTCCGTTATTGTAATTTCAAAATAATTAGCTAATTTTTTAACCGATTTTGAACTTATTTTACCTTGTTCAATTCTTACAAGAGTCGCTGGTGAAACTCCCAAAATAGGAGCAAATTTGGCTCTTGATATATTGCCTCTTGCGTGTCTTACCATCCAAGATAATTTATTCATATATTCTTACATCAACTATGTGATATCCTTTCCCCAATTTTTCTCTAACTTCTTTTAAATTTATTTTCCCATCAATTATATCAACTAATTGCTCATAAGTGCTACCATCTGGTCTCTCAATTGTTATTATTGCCATAAATTGCCTCCTCGATTCTTCTAATTAATGCATCATTCATTTCATAAGTTTTATCTTGTTCGGTTTTAAGATAACTACTATGTTCCAAATTGACTCCGATGAGCCAATCATTCTTTTTCTTCATTTGTTCTAATGCATCTAATAAATCATTAAATGCATCTTCAAATTGTAATAAATAATCTGTATATTCTTCGTTTAATTCTTTTCTTTCTTTCCAATCCATATTAATTCGCTCCTTTATTAATTTTTTTTGCACTAATGTACAGTATAATTTTACTCCCTTCTTTTTTCTCAAATCTAACTTCTCTATCTTTATATTTAACCCAGTCAAAATCAACACGCAATAACTTGTCATCCCACATTCTGTAACATTCAATTTCAGTAATACCAGTGAAGTCAACTTGTTCAACAGTCTTTCTTTTTAATTTTTTCTCTCGATGTCTTCTCAATGCTTCAGCATTATGTTTATCATTTCTAACGTAATGCTTCTTGTCGTTCTTTTTCGCAAAATAATCTTCTCGTTCCTGCTCGTGGTCATTATAATATTTCATCTTACAATTATATGAGCAGAATTCTTTATTATCAAAATCACTCACGATTTTGTTGTATGAGGTAGGTAGTTGGACTACCTTACCACAACAACCACATTTAACTTTTCTTGTACCACAACTAGCAACACCACAATATAATTCTAATTCGCTCCATCCCAAACTACATCATACTCCTTCCAGCCCATTTCAATTAACTTGCCTTCAATCTCTTTAATAGTTTTAGCAGAATAAACACAACTGTCACCATAATAGAAATTAGCCTTACCATTTTCCATATAAAGGCGTTTTGGTGCAGGGTGCGCTTCGCTTTTCATAAAACTGATTAAATCGGCTCTTGATGTGAAGCCAAAAACGTGTGAACCATCAAGAAATTCATATTCGTCTTTAAGATTGACAAGACCAATACAATCATCAATCAAGTCATCCGCCCATTCGATTGATTCAATCATCTCTTGATACTTCTTTGGTAAATTTTCTAATTTAAACATAATAATATATTTCCTTCCCACTCTGCATTTCTATTCTAGGGCTTGTGACCTACCTCGGCTGCATTAGGAGAGAGGAGAATCTCTCCAACGTAATTATTAAAGTTTAGGCTAGACTGTGTCTAATTAAGTTAAGCCAAATTATATGGCACCTAATCTGGATTAACACCTAAATTTTATTAAAATGAATAATCATAATATTCTTCAGCTATACCAAATGAAATATTGTTGAAATCTTCATATCTTAATAAATCTTTACCTGAGTTTAATTTATTAATTTCTGATTCCTTCACCTCATACCAATATTATATATCAAATCAATTTATTAATCAAGTAAAATGATAAAATATATTTAATTTTTTTATGTGGTGTCTTATTACCACCACGCTCTATTTATCAACCTCACCAATAGTTTACTCCTTTATAACCTATTTTTCAGCACTTGCGTAAATTTGGACTATTTTTGCGTAAATTTGGTATATAAAATAGATAGTTTTGATAGTTACCCTCCATTTCTATCTTTTATTATATATTTTTTTCTTATATAAAAGGTAAAAAAAGGGGTAAACTGTCTAAACTGTCTATGCTTGCCCACTAATAATAATATGCTTGCCCACCTTTTTATTTTTATTTTCTTTTTACATTGACATCATTTTTTAATTTTGTTATAATATGCTTAAGAGGTGACTTATGCTTTTAATGAAACCAAATTCGCCTAATTATACTACCGTGTTTCCGATGTATGAATTGTTGGGCGATTTTACCGAAAAAGATAAAATAAATTATGCTAAAGATATATTCGATGAACTGGAATCTCAAGGTACTCCTGTTCTAGAATATCGACATCCACGCAAGGGTTATAAGTTAGGCGTTTATGAATTAAATGGATATGTCTATTTCTTTCAGTGTCTTAAAGTCCAAGGCGTGTTTAAAAATAATCTCTATGTGGCAGTCTCGTCTCATAAAGATGACTTTGTGAAAATTTGTAAGTATTTGGAGAAATTGTATTATGGCAGCAGTATTAACTAAATCTAAACAAGATAAAATTAATAAACAACAGTTTGAAGCATTGTGTAATATGCAATGTACTCAAGTCGAAATTTGCTCGGTTTTTAACTGTTGCGAAGATACTTTAAACGCTTGGTGTAAAAATAATTATGATGGTAAAACTTTTTTGGAGACTAGAAAAATGTTCTCTGAAAAGGGTAAAGCATCCATCCGCAGAATGCAGTTTAAATCAGCCGAAAATGGTAATGTGACTATGCAAGTTTGGTTAGGTAAACAATACCTAGGTCAAACTGATAAGAATGAATCTACTAATATGGAGCGTGTAGTTATTGTCAACGATATCGATAAAGAATAGTCTTGGTAAGGGCTATAATAAAGGATTCTTTACAAATTGCACTTGTAGATATAGATGTTTTGAGGGTGGTCGTTCAACCAAGAAATCAGTAAATATGGCTGGTTTTGAGCCGATATTTAAAATATTGATGGACCCTAATAGAAATATCATTATGAGCAGAAAAGATGATGTAAACAACTCATCATCGACTTATCCTAATATCGTGAATCTCATTTATAAAATGGGACTTGCTGAATATTTTAAAATGAAGGTTTCACCATATGAAATCATCTATAAACCAACAGGACAAAAAATAGTATTCAAGGGTTGCAATAATCCAGAGGCAATCACTTCCACTAAATTTATCACAGGCGAACTAACCGATGTGTACTTTGAGGAAGCGTCCGAACTTACTAACTATGATGATTTTAGAAAAATCGATGGTTCAGTTCGTCCTGTGAATTCCTTCCCACAAATTACATTTTTAATGAATGGCTGGGACAAGAAATCGTGGATATATGATGTGTTCTGGAAAGATAGATTAGAAGATGATAGCGAATATTTAGAAACACACGATTACCAGGATTATACCGACCTTGATTTTAATTTGGGTTATGGTTTTGGCTTATATTTACATAAATCAACATTTAGAATTAACGAATTCAGAACGCCTGATAAAGATGCATCAATGGAAGTTTTGAAAGAAAAAGCATATCAGATATATTTAGTCGAAGGGCTTGGCTGTTGGGGTAATACGAGTGATGTCACATATCCATATTTTAATGATGGACTAATAATACCGCATTATCAAGTAGCTGATATGAACTTCTCATCACTTACAATTGGCATAGATATTGGTGCAGGTAATGGCGAAGGCAAAATAGTTAAAAATACTAAAGACCAACCAAATAGATATAGGTCAGCTATGACTATGTGCCTAACTGGAATAACTGCGGACTATAATAAAATGATACCACTTAATGAGTGGTTTTATTCAAACCAAGACCAGATAGTGAAAAGAGGTTCACCTGAAATTGCTGAAAATATGATAAGAGAAATTATTAAATGGCGACAGATGTATCAGATGTGGGGAATGATTGTATGTTATGTAGAATCTGCTGACCCTGGTGGATTTAGAACACTACTTGAAGCTAAAGCTCAAGAGTTAGGATTATATAATGCAAGATTCATAGCATCGACTAAAAATAAAATACAAACGAGAGTTGATTTTGAAAATTTGATGTTAGCAATGGGCGATATGCAATTTTCAGATGCTTGTAAAAATTTAATCCGTGAATTTAGAAATGCAAGAGCAGATGAAGATGGAAGTCCGAGAGAAGATATTGATGACCATATGATAAACGCATTTGAGTATTCAAGTATACCATTATGGAATAGAATTAGAAGATGGAAGGATTTTAAGGAGCATTAATCCCACCACCTGATACCATCGTGTGGAAATATAAAAAGTCAGGGAACTCCAGGGCAAAATGCTCTGCTATGAGGGTTGTGCCTCATATGGAAAGGAATTTTACAATGAACAAACGACAATGGATTAACAATTATATAGAAAAAAAGAAGAAGTTAATTAAAACACAAAATCCAAATGATGAACGATTAACATTTATTTCAAATGATGATGAAGTTAAATTAGATGAAGTAAAAGCAAACCGAGTATGGTATACTGGTCGTGGTGATGAAATATTCAATTATTACACAAGAGAACAAGCCATAGGGTTTGCTGATAATCCAATTTATAATAGAAATAAACGTCAATATTTCTGGTCACAGTCAGCGCAAGAATGTGATATCAAGCGTGTACATAGCGGAATACCGAATGCAATTATTTCTACATTATCAAATGTAACAGGAATGCCTGAAATAGATGAACCATCAGGATTATGGCAAGAAATTGCAAGAGTAAATGATTTCGAAAATAAATTAACACAACAAGCAAGACCACTTACTATGGTTGAAGGTTGGGGCGCTTGGAAACCGAATTTTAATATTGATTTATGCAAATATCCTATATGGGAATATTATGAAGCTGAAAATGTAGAATATATGTATGATTTTGGATTATTAACTGGAATTATATTTGAATCATATTACAAAAAAGGCAATAAAAATTATACATTACTTGAAATTAGATATTTAGATAAAGGTGATTCATATATTGAATATCATTTATTTACACTTAAGAAATCAAATGATATTGAAGAAGTGTCATTAAGTGAATTAGAAGAATTAACTGATTTACCAGATAAACCAATTGTAATACCTGGATTAAATAGATTATTAGCAGTACCAGCAAGATATTTCTATGACCCACAAAATCCAAAATATGGTAAGTCAATATATGCAGGTAAACTTGATTTGTTTGATATGTTAGATGAAATATGGTCACAAGCCAGTCAGACAAATAGAGTATCAACTCCAGTTGAATATTATAATCCTGATATATTAGAAAGAGGCAAAAACGGCGGATATGCAATGCCTAATTTATACAATCGTCAATTTATTAAAAAAGCGGGCATACCAGATGGAGATGGATTAGTTAATACTGACATTCAGACAACACAACCAGATTTGAATTTTGATAAATATGGTGGTTTGGCAAAAGATGTATTAGATTATATATTAACTGGTGTATTAAGCCCTGCCACAATGGGAATTGATGTTGCTAAAAAAGACAATGCCGAAGCACAACGAGAAAAAGAAAAAGTTACTATTATGACAAGAAATAATATAATTAGTAACGAAACTAATATGCTTCGTGAAATCGTGCAATTAAGTTTAATGCTAACACAATTTATTAATACACAACAAATTGACTTACAAGAATATGATATCAACATTAAATATAATGAATTTGCAAATCCATCATTCGAAAATCAATTACAAGTATTAGGCAATGCTTGGAGTAATGGTGAATTAAGCACAGAAAAATATGTTGAATTATTATGGACTGATAAGATATCAGATGAAGATAAACAAAAAGAAATTGAATGGCTTGAAGAAAATAAGAAAGCCGATAATATGATGATAGATTATGATGAGAACGCAATTAGACAAGATTTATCAGAAGAACAAGAATCGGAAGAAGAAGAATCAGATTATCAGGAATGAGATAATCGCAATGGTTTATGAAGGGATAATTAATAATAAAAAATTACCTGAAATAAGAAAGCAATTAGTTAAAAGAGCTAAACGCAAGCAAGCAGAGCCGATAGAAATTAAATTGTGTTTTCTTGGTATATCACTTGCAGCACAGGCGTTAAGAAAACAAGACCCAGTAGAATTTCTATTAGAAGATAAGAATTATAATTTAACTGAAACAACTATTGATAAATTAAACCGTGAGATTACTGGTAAAGAAAAAGAACAAGTAATAAAAGATACAGTAAAAGATGCAAGAAGAGCTGGTAATATATTCTATTTGTGTAGTAAGCACGATGATTGTGCAGAAGACCACAAAGACTATCAAGGCAAAATTTATGTAGATGAGAAAGCACAGCCAACTCCACAGGAATGGGAATATATTAAACAAAACGGTATTCAGTCATTTCAATGGGTTACATTTAGACCAGTATGGATGACAACTAGACCTCATTGCAGACATTATTTTAAATCATTAAAAACAGAAGATGTATTAAACCATAGTGTATCACAATTGATTAGAAATCATAGAATGCATCATAAAGAAGGCAAATATGAGATGCAAACTATTAGATATAAAACTGGTAAAGAGACATTAAGAGCGTATGAAGAACGATTAAGATATCACGAGTATTTATATGCAATACATAAAACCGAGACGCTACGGAAATTAATTAGTAAAGACAAGATGCTAATTAAAAAATGGCGTGATTATTTAAAGACTCTAAACTAACAGGAGGTATAAATGTTAGAAAATAATATTACGGCGGTAAATCAAGAAGTATCTACGCCAGATACACAAACACAACAAGTGACCGATGTCACAGCTGACGCACCTGAAAAAACTTATACAAAAAATGAAGTTATTGAGTTAATGAAAAAAAGAGTTAACCGAAGCCACAATTCATTTTTTAAAAGATATGGTGTAAGTAATTTGCAAGAATTAGATGCCAAATTTAATGGCGGAAAAGAATTGCAAGATAATTATTTAGGATTGCAAAATAAGAATGCTGAATTAGTTCGTGAGATTGCATTTTTAAAAAACAATATCAATCCAGATAGATATGATGATATAATCGCATATTTCAAAGGCAAAGGGATTGATTTTAGTGAAGAACAATTAATAGCATTACTCGAAACACATCCTGAATGGTTAAAACAACAAGAAGTGGTTAATCAGGTAGAGCCAAAGCCTGCTACAACTACTATTAAATCGCTTGGAATCGAGGCACACACAGAGCCAAAACCTAGTGAAAAAGAATTGGCAAGTAAATTATTAGGAGTAAAATTATAAGGAGAAAGTCAATATGACAAGAGAAGAATTATTAAGTTTGCTTCAAGAACGTGGTTTATCTGATGATGAAATCAAAGCATTATTAAAAGATACATTAGACACACTTGATAAAGATTTCTATGACCACGATGAAGACGTTAAAGAAGCAGAAGAAAAAGAAGAAGCAAGCAAATTGCTTGGTGTAAAATTAGGATAAGGAGATTTTAAAAAATGGCAAACAGTTTTGAATTAATTACAAAGTATCTTCCACAAGCATTAGATAAATATTTTGCTGAAGATGCTAAAACAGCCATCCTTGAAAAAGGCAATAAATGGGTGGATGTAAACTTTAAAGAAGCAGGTTATGTAAAAATCGCTTCATTATTACTAGATGGTCTATCAGACTATTATAGAACACAAAATTTACCAGGACCATCAGATGATGCACAATATGCTGCATATGCTGGCAATCTTGGCTCTGGTATGAGAGATGGTTTCGCCATCGGCGGTGCATCTGTTAAATGGGAAATCAAACAATTACAATACCTTCGTGGTAAACAATTAAGAATTGATTATCTTGATGATGAAGAAACAGCAGGATTAGTTATTGGTAATGCTGTTGAAGAATTCTCAAGATTAAAAGTAATCCCTAGACCTCGTTTCGCTGAATTCTGTTTTGCGTAAACTTTGGGGATGTAAAACTTCCTGAATTGCTGGGAAGTCCTGAAGATATATAAACCACAACGTAATAAGCAATTATAAGCGTGATGGTCTAAAAATTATATATTATAGGGCAATCAGCAGCCAAGACACATATTGAATAGCAATACTAATGAGAGGAAATTGCGATAATGGAAAAATGGAAAGATATAAAAGGATACGAAGAATTATATCAAGTAAGTGATTTAGGTAGAATTAGAAGAAAAAATGCTTATGTAAAAACAAGTAAAGGCAAAAGATTTTGTGAAGGCAGAATACTAAAATTAAATCTTAAAAAAAATGGTTATCTATCTGTCGATTTAAGCAAAGAAAATAGAGTTAAAACTATATCGGTGCATAAATTAGTTGCTGTAGCATTTTGTGAAAATTTTAATAATGGCTCTGAAATAGACCATATTAATTGTAATAAGCAAGATAATAGAGCGTGTAATTTAGAATGGGTCACACCGAGAGAGAATAAAGATAGAGCATTACAAAATCACTTATATTATAATCCAAATAAAAAAATAGTTTATTGTGTGCAATTAAATATAACGTTTGAATCAAGTTATAAAGCAGCCGAATATTTGAATAATAAATATTTTGGTAATACAAAAAAAATATCAAGTATGTCAGGCAAAATTAGGGCTTGTTGCTTGGGCAATCAAAAAATTGCATATGGATTTAACTGGCAATATGTGTAAGGTCCAACGACTATCTCGTAATGAGAGTAGGCGGCAGCCGAAGTGGGAGGCTCGGTTATAAAAAACCGATGATGATATAGTCTAATCAGTATAGAGATATATTGAATGTCAATGGAAGTTGACGCTTGCAGATTCTCAAGAATCGCTGAAAATGCATCAGCATCACTTGGAAATTTATTAACAAATCAAACTATTTCTGCAAATGCAATTATCGGTAGTTTTAATACAGCATTTGAATGGTTAGCAGAACACGAAGTTCCTGAAGAAGAACAAGTTATTTTCGTTAATCCAGCAGTTATGACTCAAATTAGAAATACAACTGAATTAACTAAATTCTTAACTCAAGAAAATTATAGAGCAGAATCTGGAATTGATTTTACAGTTGAAAAATATGGTGGTAGACCTATTATCGTTGTTCCATCTAATAGATTCTTTACAAATGTATTAGCAGGACAAAACGGTTATAGACCACAAGCAACTTCATATGTTGTTAACTTTATGGTTGTGTCTACAAAAGCAGTAGTTCCAGTTAGAAAACTTGAATGGAATAAGATTTATGGACCAGAATTATCAGGTCTTGCTGGCTTCCACGGTTATCTAATTGACTATCTAATTTATCACGATTTATTTGTTCCAGAAAATAAAATTCCTGGTGTTTATGTTAACGTATCAGGCGTTGCCGCTAATACTAAAACTAGTACATTAGCTGTTGACACACAAGCAGGTTCAGCACAATACTATTGGAAAGTTAAGAGATACTTCACAAATCCTGCTGGATTAAGAGGTACACTTGTAATTAATACATCTGCATTCACACTTGGCTCATCAGCAGGTACAGCAGTAACAGCAACATCAAGTTTAGGCTCTGGTAAATATATGGTTGTTAACGAAGGTGTAGATGTAGTTGAAGCAGCTGGTAGTAAATCATATTACTTTGGTTTAATGGATGCTGCTGGCAATATTATTGCAACAACAGGCTCTGTATCAGTTACTCAACACGCTTAAAAATAACTAATAATAGACAGTTTAGATAGTTTATACCTATTTCTATCTTTATATATAGAAAAAATAATATAATAAAAGGTAGAATCGGCGGTTAACTGTCCAAACTGTCTATTTTTAAAATAATTGGAGGTAAAAAATGGCAAAAACATATTTAGTAAAAATGATTTTAAATGAAGACATTGATGCATTTTTAGATGAATTTGAATCAGATGGCGATTATGAAGATTATGAAATAGTTTCTGCTTCTTGGTGTGGCAGTTCAGTATTGTTCGTGTTAAAAGGTAAAGCGGAGGCATAGTATATGGCAGAATGTAATTGGGACCCAAATAAACATAATGGCAAACCTTGCCCTATTCATGGTTCAGGTAAAAAAAGCACAGATAACCCTTATAGCAAAGGGAGTTTGAGCGACATTGAAAAACAAGGTTGGGAAGGTAAACATAATTATATCATAAATAAAATGTACAATAGTGATTATGATACTATTGATGAAGTAATGGAAGATGCTGAACGTATGGATTTAGATGAAAAGCAAATGCAATATGTTGAAGCAGTAGCAAGACGTGTTTTCGGTGAAGATTTTGAAGATGAGAAAGATGAATCATTCGATGACGATTATGATTTTGAAAGCTGGGGATCACAAGCAGTATCGGTAGCAGAAGAAGAATTAGGCATTAATGCACTAGATAGTAATGAAAATTATGATAAAGTCTGCGATTGGTTGATGGATAATGGTTATGCAGAAGATTTTGGCGAAGCTGATAAAATGATTAAAGATTCGCTTAGCCCAGAAGGTTGGGACAAATTAAATAAGATTCGTGATGAATGGGGAATTGATGATATAGATGATTTTGATAGTGATGAATTAATTGCAGATGAAATTGGACCAGATAAGAAAGAGCAAAAACAAATAAAAAAAGAAACTAAACAAAGAAAAGATAGAGAAAATTCATTGGATGAAACAACTAAAAAAGCAGAATTATTAATATCTGAAGGCAAAGGAAAAGAATTTCTTGATGTTCTAAACGGTTTATCCGAAGAAGATGCATTTGAAGTTTTAAAAAGAATTAAAGGTAAAAATAAATAGGTGACTATTATGCAAACAAAATATATAACGCTAGATGAATTTAAAGAATATACAGGAATTGATTTAGAATTACAATTAAAATCTGATGATAATCCATCTAATACAGCAAATGCATTTTTATTAAGAATTGAAAATAGAATGCACGCATTTATTAATTCTAATTTTGTGAGAAATGTTGATAGAGAATATCCAGAATTTTCTGACTATCAAAAATACCATTATAAATTAGCATTAATAGAACAAGCGTTATATGTATTCAGAAATGGAGATATATCATCAGATTCAGGTTATGACCCTGAAAAAGGAATTGTAACAGGTAAACACGATTTAAAAGAATTAGTTATTGCTCCAAATGCAGTAGATGAATTAAGACTATGTGGTTTGTGGAATAGAAATGTAAGAAAGATTTGGTGGTAGTATGGGTGTAAATATTTATACATCACGAAGAGATTTCTTTGACCGAGTACCATATTGGAAAAGAAATGAGAATGCTAGAGATTTAGCAAGATATGTTTATGAAACCAAACCAAATGGAATATTCTATGCAAAGGAGATAACACCAGAAAGTGAAGAAAGCCAACAAATTAATAATGCATTTTTATTTGATAATCAGACAATTACGATATATACCGAAGATTCCATAAATATCAACAAGAATGATATCGTGAAATATGATGATGAAATATGGAGAGTTGTAAATGTTCAAAGACAGCATATTCATAAAACACACCAATTTATGAAACACGGTTTTGATAGAACATATTTGCAGTTAACAAGATAATGATAGTAGAAGAATTAAGTTCATTATTGCTTGCTGATTTAATTATGCAATCTCCAAGATTATCTGGTAATATGAAAGACAATATTAAAATTGTTGAATTTAGTGACCATAAAGTTATAATTGAAATTAGTGCTAAATTTTATGATACTAAAATATGGAGCAAAAGTGGTGTTATTGCTTTTACTGGTGCAAATTATGATGGAATAACTGATTATCCTATGTGGGTAAATAAAGAAGGTGCTTTTGGTAAACATAATAAATCAGAGCATTTTGCAAATAGAATATGCAATGATGTGTGTGAAGTAATAGCAAATGAATATAATGGAGAGGTACACAATGAGTTGGAACTATGAAGATTATTTAAGAAGACAATTAACTATTTTAGCAAGGGATTATAATGTAAATATAGAAATTGCAACAGAACAAATGTTTGCTAAAATTAAAGACCCTATTCCAAATACAATATATGTAGTAATAAAATATTTATCAACATCAATTGCATTTAACTCGACAGTTAGACCAATTCAAATATTGGTAGTATCTGAAGGAAATCAAATGGTTAATGCAAAAGCCATATTTGATACATTTGCAAATGATTTTAACTGGCAGATGGTAGTTGATGGACCTACTTATGTAAAACAACAATATTCAAGTCCAGTAGTATTATCTAATTTTAACGATATTGGTTATGACTTCCGCTCGGTTTTATATATGAGTGGAACATTAATTCAAATGGATGATGTTGTTGATATATCAACAACAGTTGATAATATCACATACGAAGGTGCTATTAGTGTCGCAATCGGTGAAAATACGGCTGAAATTATTAAGCCAATTACATTCCAATTTCAATATAATACAGGCTGTGATACACAACCGATTGGCGGTCAAACAATTTCAAGTTCAGTTAAATCAGTATCAACATTTAGTTTAATGTTCACAATACCAGCACAAGATTCTACATTATTAACAAATGCTACTAATATTAGTGCTGGCTTACAATCAGGTAATACAAAATTTACAATTGCATTTAGTTTATCTGGCATATCATTTAGTTATGATTGTGTATTAACAGCATTTAATTTTACAACATCACCTAATAATGTTCCTGCATTACAATTTACATTTATGAGGTAATTTATATGGCTGATGGTAAAATATATATTACAATAACAGATGAGCCAGTAGGTGGAACAACACCTAAACCTGATACACCTACACCGAAACCAGATTCTAATAACGAAAATAAAAATTCATTATTTGGCGATTTTGCAAAGCATCAATTCTTTAATTTTGTGGAATCACAAGCAAAACAATTTATAAGTTATTCAATTGGTAATATTGGTAATTTTACTGGTAATTATCAAACACAAAGACAAATACAAGAAACACTAAAAATTGGAAATATGGCTAAAAATATTGGTATGGCAGCATT